TTACTTTTTGAATAAAATAGAAGAAGCAAATATTATTATTTATCATCAAAAAATACAATATATTGACCATATTTGTAATATTATTATAAATAATCATAAATTAGATAATTTTAAAAAACATAATATTCAAAAATGTATTCAATGGTGTGAGAAATATAAAATTCCACATAATAAAATAACAGATAAACTGAATATATTTTTGCAACCAAGTGATACTTTAGATGAACAAAATGAAGAGAAAGAAGAAGAGTGTGAAATTAATATAGAGTTAGATACTTTAATTAATCCTGATAATATTGATTCTTCTACTTTTTTAAAACAAATAGAATTATTGAATATTTTTAATTATAATTAAACTATACTTTGTATATAGTCGAATAAGATGCATTACATTTTGGAACTTTTGATTTATAAATAAATGGAACTGATGTCAATCCTCCTGGATTTAGTATTGCTCTTTTATTTAATGCAATACTTTTTTCAATAGTTGTTAATCCTAATTTCAAAATTTGAGCACTACTTGAAACACCACCTTCAACTGCAAACTGGAAGTTACTTGGTTTATAAATAACTCGCTTACATCCTTTTAATTCTGGATTAAAGTCTGTATTTGGATAACATTGAGCAACATAAAAATTTGAAAGAGATAATGGTGAACCTGGTTTAGCATTAATACCAACTTTATCAGAGACATCCGTTGAACCTGTATAAAAATTAAAAACACGCTGTTCATATGTTTGACATCTATTATACATATATTGTTTATGGGTAGTAAAATAATTTTTACTTAAATTTGTACTAGCAGGTCTTACCATTTTTAATGCTTTTTTTTGTGCATTGCAACAAAATGAAGGTTGTTGAGTTTCTGGTCCTGGATTTTCAGTAATATAAAATTTATTTGGATAATAATCTGCTACTAGGGAGATTCCTTTACATGTATTGCAATCTATTTTATTTCTCTCTTCATTATCTAAAGTATTTTCTTTAACAGAAAATTGTCCAGGTCTATCAATAGTTTGACCAATTAATGAACTAGATACAGAATGATGAACTTCTCTACTATTTGGAATTTCTATAAATTTTGTAGAATCATTTGGATTTAATATAATTCTAGGAACTTGAACTGATGTTCCTTTTCTATATGCCCATTTCATAGGTCTTGTAAGACCATGTTTATAAACAGTTGCATTATAATAATCTTTATTTGTTTGTGGAGGTATATTTCCAGCAGTAGTTGCAACAGGATTACTATTTATTCCAGTTCCTTTCCAAGTTTTATATCCACCTGTGTATACATGATTATTATTTGTTTTCATTCCTAATGGATATGTTGCAGATGACATATACTAAATAAAGAAAAGAATAATATTTATATATATAAATGCTAATATCTTTACTTATTATTTTATTTATAGGTATTTTATTAATGCAACTATTTTCACCTACATATAAAGAAGGTTTTGGTGAAGATGATGATGATGATACACCTACACTTGGAGCTACTACACTTGGAGCTACTACACTTGGAGCTACTACACTTGGAGCTACTACACTTGGACCTGTTACACTTGCTCCAGTTACAACTGAGTCAACTGAGTCAACTGAGTCAACTACTCCTAGCATGGCACCAGTTACAGGTCAAATGGACCCATCTATACCTTCAAGAGTTGCAGTACTTGAACAAAAAGTATCTAAATTGTCAGCAAATGTAGATGCATTAAGTACAACTAGTAATGATAAATATATAGCTATGAATAATAATATATCAACAGCACCACCTACTTAATACTTTTGCTATATTTTGCTATACTTTTCCAAAAGTATATTTTCCAAAAGTATATTTTTCCAAAAGTATATTTTCAAAGTATATATATATGCCAACAGCAGAACCACAAAATTTTTTAGGTCCTGATTATAAATATCAAAATTTCATTAAAGACCCAGGAAGTATGGGAATAACAAGTAAAGGAACTGTGGCAGCATTATCAAAAAATATTGTTGGTATTACAAATTATTCTGATTTATTAATTTATGGCGATAATGCTGGAGCTAAAAAAGCTACAACTACTGGAAAGATATTAGGTAATCGATTTTTTTATAATACTGGCGGTATGTGTCTTGATAATGCTAATCAAACTGAAAAAGAAAGATATATTTATGTTGATAATGTTCCAAGTGGTAAAGTTAGTGTAGGTGCTTCTAGTACAGGATTAAAAGGTTTATTGCCAGGATTAATTGGTAATTTAGGAGTATTTTCTAATATTTCTCTCATGAATGCATTTACTGCCCCAAATAAACCACCATGCCAAGAAGTTACATTACAAACTATTGATGTAAATAATCAATATGGTACAGATACACAATATATTGCATTAATGGATATAGCAAATATGGACCCATGTTTATTTCCTAAAGGTATTAATCCTGCAGATGATACTAAACTATGTCGAAATGGATTTACTAATATAAATGATAATGGTGCTACTAATATTGATGATATTGATGTAACTACTAATATTATTATACTTATTGTATTGATTATAGGTATAATTATATTGTATAAACTATTGCTAAAATAAATAAATATTAATCTTACTAATTAATATTTATCTTTCTCTTTTTTTATCTCTTTAACCCTTTAGACTTTGAAAGAATTTATTTAAATTCCAGCCAGCAGAAGAAGAGGAACGTCTAGAGGAGGAACGTCTTCGGCTTCCTTTTCTTGTACCTTTATGTCTTCGTCTTCCGCCTGCTTGTGTTTTTGCAAATGGTGCAGCACCTGATAATTGAGACGGTGTCTTATAACCACCTCGATGTTTATACATAGGATGAGCCATTATACTATATAAAAAGAAATTAATTATATTCGGAATAATAATATTTATTATGAGGAGAAGAACCTATCGCACAAGCTCGACTATTACATAAAGAAGTATTATAAATAGAACCTTGTTTTGGCGGTGCTACGCATCCACCTGCTCTTGCAAATCGTAATGCATTTTTAACATCATTTTTATTATAATTTTTATAAGATGCTGGAGCAGAATCTGATAATCCTTGTTTATATCCACTTTTTCCTATAGCTCTACTTCTTATAGTTGCCATATAAGACCCAGAATCTTGAGGAGCAATATATTTTGTAGCATTGGATGTTAAATAACTACGTTGTGTATCAGGACAAAAAAAAGAGGTTGGTCTTGGATTTGGGTTATTTTGAAGTCCAGTATGTGTAGCTTCATTACTGCTAGATGTTCTTAAATATTGTACTCTATTATTTGATAAACCTCCTGAATTATCTGATGGATAAAATTTGGGCGGATTTGGATGACGACCTATTAATACTCCTGGATTACTATTGCGAATAATGTGTGGATATCTATTTGTGCTAAGAGGACCTATTACAGGACTAGAAGCATAAGAGCCGCTCATGTATGGGATATTTGTATATTGATGATAAGCTATAGTCGTCATTCTTATATATTCCACCTTTAAAAAAAGGTGGAGCCAAATCTTCTATAATTTTAAATCAACATTTGCAAATAAATTGGCTCCTTATTTTACTTCACATTTGGCTCCTTATTTTACTTCACATTTGGCTCCTTATTTTACTCTACCTTTTCTAAAGGTGGAAGATTTGACTCCTTATTTGACTCCACCTTTTCTAAAGGTGGAAGATTTGGCTCCTTATTTGACTCCACCTTTTCTAAAGGTGGAAGATTTGGCTCCACCTTTTCTAAAGGTGGAAGATTTGGCTCCACCTTTTCTAAGGTGGAAGATTTGGCTCATTATTTGGCTCCACCTTTTCTAAAGGTGGAAATAAAGGTGGATTAGTATCGATGTATTGCTCTTATAGCACTTTGATTACTATGACTATCATCACCTCCATAAGATAAATCATTATACAATTTATTAATTGCTTTTTCTTTCATATATCGTGTATAATTAGAACTATCGTAAACATATTTAACATTGCATGACGCCGGTTGAATACCAGTTCCATCACATTTATCGCTAATATGTCCAAAATGTGTTTTTAATCCATGCATACCTGGCCGACTTTGAAATGTTTGACATGGTCCACCACATGAATAATAAGGTCTACTTAATAAGTCTCCAGAATTAGTAACTGCTCTAAAGGGAGTAACAGGTACTGCGCTATAATTAACAGCTCTTCTATATTTATTATTCCAAGCTTCTCTCAAAATAAATCTATTTTTTGCGAACATATCATCATTATCATTTGTTTGTAAAGATTGAGGAATAAATCCATTAATCCCTCCTCCTAAACTATTGGGTCTATTAAATAAATTAAATGAAACTTTTACGGACATATATATATACTTTAGAAAAGTATAGCAAATATATATATGAAGGACTTGTATAATTTGTTAATTATTTATATTTTATTAATAATGGCAGATGGTGTATATTTTATGTTTGTGAAAAACTTATTTGACATTCAAATACGTGCGGTTCAAGGAACATCTATCAATGTAAATCTATTAGCTTTTTTTCTTTGTTATATTTTTATTGCAATTGTTATTTACTATTTTATTATAAGAGAGAATAATAGTATATTCAATGCATTCTTGCTAGGATTATGTATATATGCTATATATGAATTAACTAATAAAGCATTATTCAACAAATGGAAATGGTCTACTGTTATATTAGATTCTTTATGGGGTGGCATATTATTTATGTTAGTTGCAAAAATATATAAAATTATAACTAAATAATAATAGTATAGTATAAGTATGACAGTTATAAATGGTATTGAAATTGATAATATTGAATATAAAACTAACAATATTAAAGAAGCTATATTACATAATAAACCAATTGAAGAAAAATTAAATGTTATTGCAGTTATTTCAAATCCATGTTTATATGCTAAACGATATATTTTAATGAAACAATTCATGAAACGTTTTGAAAGTGAACCACATGTTAATTTATATATTGTAGAATTAGCTTATAATGACCAAAAATTTAGAATAACAGATTCAAAAAATAAAAATCATTTACAATTACGAACTGATGTTGTATTATGGCATAAAGAAAATATGGTTAATTTAGCTGTAAAATATTTATTACCTAAAGATTATAAAGCATTTGCCTGGATTGATTCAGATTTAGAATTTGAAAATGCTACATGGGCACAAGATACTTTAAAAATATTAAATGGTACAACAAATATAGTTCAACTATTTAGTCATGCTTTAGATATGGATAAAGAAGAGAGAACTATGAGAGTATTTAATAGTGCAGGATATCAATATAGTAAAAAATTACCATTTACATCTGAAACAAATAATTTTTGGCATCCTGGATATGCTTGGGCAATTACTAGAAAAGCATATGAAAAAATAGGAGGATTATATGAATTAGGTATTTTAGGTTCTGGAGATAATATTATGATGTTTTCTCTCTTAGGGAATGGATTGAAAGCAGTTAATTCTAATTCAAGTTCAGGATATAAACAAAGTATAATAGATTATGAGAAAAAAATGTCTACATTACAATTTGGATATGTTCCTGGAGTAATTAGACATTTTTTTCATGGTACAAAAGTAAATCGTAAATATACAGAAAGATGGCAAATATTAATAAAACATGACTATGACCCATTTACACATATTATGTATGATAGTAAAGGACTTATTATTCCAAATCTAATATTTTTTAGTAAAGAATTAATAGATGATATTATGCAATATTTTACAGATAGATTAGAAGATGATTAAGATGATTTATTGTATATTTTCATATGCTCTGCTTCCCCTTCTTTAGCTAAAAACTGCATTTCTCTCATAATACAACCAAATGACGCGCCTGAATGAAGTCCACCATTGGGTAAGCTATTCATCATAGTAGTAATCTCTCTAATTTTCGGACTTGTTGAATTTATAAAACTATCTATATCTTGTTTCATAAATTCCCAACTTTCTGTGATGGATATTGCATCAAAAGCATTAATTAATAAATCTCGTGTAGAATTATCTTTAACATATTCAAATTTAGATGACATATTATTTATTAATCAATATATTTAAACCATTTCTCTCTTCATACTATAATGACAAGTATAAAACAGTATGATATTATAATAATTGGAACAGGAATTTCTGGATTATATAGTGCATACAAAAATCCAAATAAAAGTATTCTTATTTTAGAAAAATATAAAAAACAATGGATTGGTGGTAGAATGAGTAATGAATATTTTTATGGGACTGAAATAGTTACTGGTGCAGGAATTGGAAGAAAAAATAAGGATAAGTTATTGATTCAACTTATGAAAGAATTAGATATTCCTTTTTATGAATCTAAATTTTCACCTCATTATGCATATAATATTGAACATGTTGATGTAAAACAAATATTATATTTATTAAAAACAGCCTATAATAAAAATCCTACTAAAAAAACTTTTAAACAATTTGCAAAACCTATTTTAGGTGTTAAATTATATAATCAGTTTTTGACTTATATTGGATTTACTGATTATGAAAATGAAGATATACATGATACTTTATATAATTATGGTATGGAAGATAATTATACTCAGTTTAATATACTAGAGATTCCTTGGAAAGAATTAGTATTAAAACTTTATAATAAAATCGGACCTAAAAAGTTTAAATTTTCTAGTAATGTTACTAGTATTGAAAAATATAAAGACCTCGAGCAAGAGAAATTTATTATTAACATAGAAAATGGTCCTAGTTATATATGTAATAAAGTTATTCTAGCAACAACTATAACAAGTATTCAAAAATTATTACCGCATATATCTTTATACAAAAAAATACATAGCCAACCTTTTTTAAGAGTTTATGCCAAATTTTCTAAACAATCATTGCCTTTTTTGAATAAATATGTAAAAGATTATACTATTGTTTCTAGACCATTACAAAAAATTATACCAATGAATTCAGAAAAAGGAGTTTATATGATTGCATATAGTGATAATGAAAGTGCATTATATCTTAAAAAATATCTGATAAATAATGAAGCAAATTGTGATTTTTTTGCAAAGTTAGTTGAAAAAAGTATTGGTATTCCATTTGGACAATTAAATATTATTGCAATTAAAGATTTTTATTGGCCAGTTGGTACTCATTATTATGAACCATTATCAGGAATTTCTAGAGAAGAATTTATATTTAAAGCACAACATCCTGAACCTGGATTACTTGTTGTTGGAGAAGTAGTTAGCTTACATCAAGGTTGGACAGAAGGTGCTTTAGAAAGTGTGAATGCGGTTATAAACTAGTTCTTTTTCTTGATTTATTTGCTAAAATAAATGCTTTTTTATTATGTTTGCATCCTTTGTTAATTATATCATAATCAACTGCCGCTGCTTTTCCCGAAGTTATTGCACTAGCTAATCTGGCTAATCCCCATGATTGAGGTGTTTGATTTGGTCTTGAACCAGATGAATAATATGCACCTTCCCCTTTTTTTACAATTTGTTTTAAGGCAGATATTTTACATCCAGTTTTCTGAGCTAATTCTTTATTAGGTGTTATATTTTGAATATTATATATTTTACGAGCATTTAATATATGATTTGATTTTTTATTTTTATAAGATGAAACATTTTTGCGGGTATAGTATTTATGTTTTTTATATAATTTTTTTGATTTTATTAACATTTTAAGTTGTTTTTGTTTATCTTTTTTGGTTAAATTTTTTGGTATATATCTATTTGGAAAAGTCATTTATATATATATTTATAAATAAACTATTCGCCTTTAATCAAATAATAACCGTGATAACCTATAGAAGCAAATCCAAACATTAATAATATTTCATAATATTTACGACTTGTTTCTTTATTCATATAACCAATGTAGACAAGTAATGGACCAATTAAAAATATATGAATATAATTTATCCAAGGATGTTTACCTAGAGTTGCTTTATAGATATGATATAAAATAATAAATATACCTAATCCTAGTAAAAATGGGAACATCATTTGAGGTATTTTTTCTCTCTTTATACCCACATATAAAAATAAACTACCAACAAATATAATATGAAATAAATGCACTAATAATATAATATCTACCATATATATATATGCATATCAAAAAGTTTCACGAAGAGTCAAGTATAAATGGAAAAAAAACTGTGCGTAAAGTATTTATTAAAAATGGGAAGGGATACAAAAGTGTAAGTCATTTTAAACATGGAAAACATAATGGAACTGTTAAAAAACAACTATGTTCAACTCACATTAAATTAATTAAAAATGGTAAGTTTATTCCAGGATTATTTAATGATTGTAATATAAAAAATGCAACAAGAAGAAAATGAACACAATAACATGATATACTTATAACATTTTATTCTGCCTTCTTCTTTTTAACAAATGTACTGTCTTGTATGTACATTCAAGAATATTTATATGCTGTGTTATTTTTTATATTATTTGGAACAAGTATATTGGTACATAGTTATTTAGATAATTGGTATATGAATATAATAGATAAATTAGCAATATTACTGGTTGTATTATATGGTGGATATAAAATGTATACTAAATATGATTCAAATACTATTTCATTGTTAACACTTCTTATAAATATTTGCTTTATTGCTACTATATATATATTTTTATCAAATCAATATACTATAAAAATACATATATTCATACATTTATTCAGTTCAATAGGTCATCATTTAATACTTTTTCTTTAATACCTTTCTCTAATCTTTTCAAATGCGGCAATATTAAATAATTATTTAAAAAAGGTTTCAATTTAATTAATTACATGGTTATAAAACTTATTTTCTTTCTATTTTTTCCCATTCATCTTGTTCCGCCATTTTCTTCTAATTCTTCTTTTGTATAAGGTTGTTTATAACCAATAATTTCTTTACTATCTATTAAAGTACGACGTCCCTCTACAATAATACTACGTAGCTGTTGTAAAATTAATTCAGTATTACCCTCCTTTTTAGCATTTTCTATTTTTTGTATGATATCTAATTCCATAGATGTTAATAATTTATAGGTTAATTTTATACTACTATCCAATTCTTTTATTCTTTCTTCTAAACAAATTACATATTTAACATCAACTAAACTCATACTATTAGCTTCAGCCTGTTGTTTAAGGAAAGATACTTCTTCAATAGCATCACATTCTGTTTCAAATTCATCCATATTTTTATAATCTTCTTCAGTTAATAAGACTTGTCTTTTTTGAGAAGACGTATTTTTCATAAATGTCCAATAACTTGTTTCATTATAATTGAATCGAACTGATTCACCCTTTTCTAATTGCTCCAAGATTTGTTCATTTATATCAGAGTAACACCAGATTAAATGAATATATGCACTGTTATATCTTTTACCATGTCTATTTACTTTTGGAATTAAATCTACTTGCTCTACAAATCCTACATTTTCTTGAGACATAATATCTTTGATATGTCTTTCAGTTAATTCTATAAATACAAATGGAATAAATATACTTAAATTCATGTTTAATTCTTGTTGTTGTGTCATTTTACTAGTTTATGATAACTATTTATCATATTAATATTTCAATTTTTATTAAATATAAAAAATGGATTACTTACATAGATTACCTAATTACTTACCTAATTACTTACTATGTTACTCTAAATTTACATGTTCTAACTACTTAAGCTGTAATAATTCTAGGCGCAATATTCATTGTGATTAATTCTTGGAATAAAAGTTTGCAAGCATATGGAATTTCCACATAAGCAAAATCGGTTCGATTGTCACACGTTTTGCAATGATGAATATGTAGCTCATCATTATAGGATGCAATAAGCCCACATTTTTTGCATGTATATACTTGATATTTATCTGATGCTTCATACATACGACTTCGGGTAAATCTTGCGGCTCCATGTGATATCATGCAATTATGCGATACTAATCCATTTACTAAGAAAGAGTGTGTTTCATCTACTTGAATATCATATACTTTATGTTTTCCAATAGGTAAAACAGACATTACTTTAAAATCCATTGTTGGTAAAGATTGGTTGCATCTGTTGACTCCATAGGTTATACCATGTATATCTTTTACATTGTCTTCTGCCTCTTCCTCTTCTTCTTCTTCTTCGTCATCGTCATCTACATTTATTTCTTCTATTTCATCAATATTAATTTTAATAGGTTCTTCTATAAACCAATTATATGCTCCTACTTTTTTCAAAAACTCTTCTGCATTTGGAAATCCAGTTGCTGTAAATTTTCCAAATTCAGTTCCTTTAATTAAATGGTCTGTAATATCATGGGTTGATGGAATAGCATATTCATGCAATAATGCTTCAGTCAGTTTTAATTCCTCAACTGCTTGCAAGATTGCTTTTTTTGTAGGAACTATTTTAGTTGGGAACTGACTTTTAATTTCTTTGAACCTTGTTATTTCATCAACACGATTTACTAACCAGTTATGTTGTCTAGTCACTTCAGTTCTTAATCTTTTATATGATACTCCCGCTTCTAATCTTTGTGATTTATGACAACAATGTCGAAATCCAATTTTTTCAGAAAATGATATTAATTCTGAAATATCTAAATGTAAAGTCATTTGATAACTACGAGTTTCATCAATACTATTTTTCTTTTTTGATAAAGAGTTTTCTTTAAAATTTTGTAAAGTTACTTTATGAATTCCACATTTTCCGAGTAGCATTTTAATATTTTCCATCATTTGTTGAAGTGAATCTAAATGTTGTATTTGTTTTGATTGACTAAATGATATAGAAGTCAGAAGGTCTCGTTTTTCTCTATGCATTCCTAAATAACATGTATGACCATCTGCGCCAAATAATCCTCCTAAAAATTCGCGGATAATTGGTCTTGGGCATGATTCATCCATAATAAAATCAGGCAATTGTCCAGGTTGATTTACTCGTTTTCCTTTTAATATTCCAGGAAGTTGAATAATATTTCTCATAAATAATGATGGAATATGAAGTCTATAATAATTAGTGCTAATAAATTGTGTTTGTTTAGTTTCACAAAATAATCGTAAATCATTTAATACGGTTTCTACATCTAACACATGTCCTAAAAATATTGCTCCACATATTCTATTTTTTAATTTATTAAATGAAATAGAACCATCCGTTATTAAATAACTAAGAATTCTTACAAATGCCATTGTTTTCAGTAATTCTTCCGAAGTTCCTGTTGTTAATAATAATGAACCAACTTGTAATGACCACCCATTACATTCATCAACTTCTTCTTGTAAATCTACTAATGGATAAGTTACGGATACTTTTAATTTGCTTTCACCAACAACTAAATCCTTTACTTTTATCCATTGCTTATCTGATGTCAATACTGGATGGTCTGGCGTACAACTCATTTTTCGTCCATCTTCCAAAGTTATTTCAACACAATCTCTTTCTCCTTTATACATAAAATCTGACTGTTTTGATTTCACTAATCCATTTAATTTATCTGACCATCCAAGCACTTCAGAATTACAGTTATCCATCGTTTCGATTTTTATTGAAATTCCGCAAGAAAGGGCAAGGGGGGACCCTTCCAAAAAACAATCCCTTTCCATTTCTCCAAAGCGCAGACCACCATCCCTGCTACGACCTTCAGCTGGTTGTCTTGTTAAATTGACCATAGGACCAATTGACCTTGAATGTTGTTTATCTGTAACCATATGTTTTAACCTCTGATAAAATACAGGGCCTATAAAAACGCTTCCTTCTAATTGCTCTCCCGTTAATGCATTGTACATAATTTCATTTCCATTTGATTCATATCCATTATTTGATAATTCCTGGCAGATATTTTTGACATCGAACTCGCCAAATGAAGTACCATCTCCAAACAATCCCAATTCAATCAACAATTTTCCAAGCAAGGTTTCTTTCAATTGCCCAATCGTCATTCGAGATGGAATTGCATGCGGATTAATAATAATATCTGGACGAACACCTGTTGCCGTAAATGGCATATCTTGCTCTGGAATAATATTTCCAATAGTTCCTTTCTGACCATGTCTCGAGCTAAATTTATCTCCGATAACAGGTTTTCTTACATTTCGAAGTCGAACTTTGGCAAAATTATATCCATCTCCATTTCGGTCAATATAATTCTTATCAATATATGTTTCTTCCGTAGTTCGATGAATATGACTTTGGTCTTCATATTTAATTAATTTCGTATGGTCATTGCGATTTTCTTTAATCGGAGTAATTTTCGCAATAATGACATCACGATTTTCAATCAACGTATTTTCAGGAACAAGACCTTTATTATTAACTTTTCCATAATTCCCAAATTTCATCCCTTTTGTTTTTGTTGGGTCAGGTTTGCATCGAATTTCTTCATCTCCATTAATATTCTGTTTATCTTCATCTCGCTCAGTATGATAAATCGTGGCTTGAAATAATCCTCTATCAACTGACCCTTTATTAAACAACAAAGAATCTTCTTGATTATATCCAGTATGTGTCATGATAGCAACAATCACATTGGAACCAGATGGAATTTTTAAAAGTTCAATCATATTCATTAATCTTGTATCTACCATTGGTCGAGTAGGATAATTTAAAATATATGCTGTCTTATCCATTCGCTCTTCAAAATTAGTTGCATAAATACCCATTGCTTGTTTTGACATCGCGCATTGATAAGTGTTTCTAGGAGATTGATTATGTTCTGGAAATGGAATGCAAGATGCTGCAACTCCAAACATAGTACTTGGATGAATTTCGCAATGAGTATATTTGTAAATTTTATCATCTCCTTCTTTACTATTTAAATCTCTAGGATGAATAGAAATCATAGACCAAGATTGCTCCTCAGGGTCAATATATTCAATCACAGCTTCATCTAATCGAGAATTAGTTAACAAATCATTCCAGTTTAATTTATTATCATGAATATCTTTTACTATTTGTGGAGTAATAATTAAATCATTACTTAGACCATTACTATTACCAACTCGTAATAATGGTCTTGATAATCTACCACTATCATTGCATACTCTTATTTCATTCAATTTAAAATCAAACACAATAGATGCATAAATATTAATAATTCCTTTTTGTTTTTTATCCTTCAACATAGCATATAATTCTATTGCATCTATTGCAATTCCAATCCAAGCTCCATTTATAAATACTTTTACTTTATCATACATATCAGATGCACTCATATCTTCAACTCGTAAAATATAGGGTTTCACATATTCATAAACTGGCGCAATATTAGAATGAATTGTGATATGTGCCATATAACTCAGATTTTTCACGATACCAACAGAAGCACCCTCCGGAGTTTCACTGGGACAAAGGAATCCCCATGAAGTATTATGCAATTTACGTGGCGGGATTAATTTGCCACTTTTATCAGTAGGTGTGCTAACTCGTCTAGCATGACTTAAACTAGAAATATAAGTCAATCTATTTAAAACCTGTGCAACACCTACTTTATTACTATTAATATTTTTAATTCCAAAATCGCCAGTACTTAATGCACGTTTTAATCCATTTTCAATAGTAGTAGACTTTATAATTTTATAAATATTGGTTGGATTGATAATTCCCAAATAATCATCAGTAGATTTCCAAGACCCGGTATTAATTTCTTTAATTACTTGTTTTTCCATATCTTTCACTAATTTATTGAAATAATTGCGGAATAAATTATTTAGCAAAGAGCCAGTTAAGTCAACACGTTTATTTAAATAAGAATCACGGTCATCTTGTTCAGTCCATTTAAAACTAGCTTGCAATAATTTATTAGTCATATAACCTAAAAAGTATACTTTTTGTGCTAAGCTATTACAATGTGGAAATAAATCATTATTTAAAATATCAATAGTAAAATTATATTTCTTTCTAGCACCCGTTTCTTTATCCATATTGATAGGAGTATACATGGCATGCGTAGTAATGAATCGAATTGCATCTTCTTTATTCATAATACTATTTGCATCAATAATAGAGGCTTGTAATCCTTGTGTCATTTCGCGATGTTTCTCTGAAGTAATATCTAGTACAATTTTCTCACAAATTTCTTTATCAGATAATATACCAAGTGACCGAAATACAATAAATAATGGAATGGGTTGTTTGATTCTAGGCAATTGAATATAAATAGGGAATCCAAATCCATTATTTTTAGAAGAAACATACATATTGATTTGTTTAGGAGAAATACATTTGAAATCAGGAACAGATTTTACTTCTGCACACCAAGTATATTTTGTATTATTTTTGGATACATTAAAACACTGTACTTTATTTTCAGCTGCTCTTTCTTGTCCAAGAACTGTTTTTTCTGACCCATTGATAATAAAATATCCACCTGCATCAAATTTACATTCACCTGTGCTATTAAATTGTACGTGTTTGTATTGATTTAATACACAAATATTTGATTTTAACATAATAGGTAATTTTCCAATAGGAATTTTAGTCATTGTTTTATGCATAGTTTGAATATCTTCTAACATGGGTCCATTTCGAATAATAAATTTAATACTAATATCAATTGTCATTGCAGAAGCATAAGTAAAATTACGCAATCTAGCTTCTTGAGGAAACATTAATTTAGTTGCACCATTATTTTCATGTATTTGAGGTCGATATATTTGAAAATTTTCAAAAGAAACAAATAGTTCTAAAGAATATTTTTGAGAAGTGACATCAAAATCTTGTTCTGATGAAATATGTACAGGATTAAACATATCTATTGTTTTTTGAATTTGATAAGAAGTAAAATTATTATAAGATTCTAACTGATGGCGAACTAATCTTTCCAAATGTTGCCCTTTAAAATAGGCTTCAATAATAGTCCATGGAGTTTCAATATAAGGGTCATTTTTAATATTAGTAGAACTGGTACTAGTAGTAGAATTTGTAGTAGAATTTGTAGTAGAATTTGTAGTAGAATTCATGGTTTGGTTATTTACTTCCATGAAATTACTATTATTTATTTCAATTTATTTTTAAATTGTTTAATTAATTCGATTTATCTATAAATTTGTTTTCAATAATATTAGTAATGTCAACAAAAAAAATACAATATAATCCAAATATTGTTCCTATTAAAAATCAAACTAAAAA